CGGTGGTGGAGGAGCACCTAATCCAGGAACAACTAATACTGGTGGCGGCGGTGGAGCTGGCCCAGGAAGTCCAGGACCTGCAGGAAGAGCAGGTGGTAACGGTGGATCAGGAATTGTTATCGTAAAAGAATTAGATAAAGCAAGTGGTGTGTGGTCAATGCAAAGTGCATTTCAAAATCAAGGAAACGGAACATGGCCTTATTTTGGTTATAATTATGATTATTTAGTCGTAGGTGGTGGAGGTGGTGGTGCACCAGATTTATCTGGCGGAGGTGGAGCTGGTGGATATAGAGCATCAGGTTATGGACCTAGCCCATTACAAGGAGATTCTTTATTTTTATCCCCAGGAGATTATTCAATAACCATTGGTGGTGGTGGAGCTGGCGGTGGTTCAAATGCAAATGGTGCTGATTCAAGTTTTTCAACTATAACCTCAACTGGTGGTGGTAAAGGTGGTCCTATTTCACAAGTAGGTGGATCTGGTGGATCTGGAGGTGGAAGTGGTTCAGGTAGAGGTGGAGCATTAGCAGGTGGATCTGGAAATACTCCCCCAGTGGATCCTCCTCAAGGTAATGATGGTGGACCATCCATTAGTACAAGTCCTTCAAATCCTTCAGACGCAGGTTCTGGAGGTGGTGGAGCAACAGCTGCAGGAGACACTTCTAATAATGATGGAGGTGGTGGAGCAGGAGCACCAAATGATATTTTAGGACCATCAACAACATACGCTGGTGGTGGAGGTGGTGGAGCTTTTGTTTCTCAACCAAATAATACCGGTGGAGCTGGTGGTGGTGGAAGAGGAGGACAAGGTCCCGCTCCTGGAGGTGCTACAGATGGAGCAGCAGGAAGTAATAACACTGGTGGTGGCGGTGGAGGTGGTGGTCAAGCTGGCGGAGCTGGTGCAGCAGGTGGACCGGGTATAGTTGTTGTTAGAGGACCAAGCGCAGTTACGTTTAGCGCTAGTCCAAGTCCAGCTGCAACAATTTCAACCCATCCTGGTGGAGATAAGTTAGCTAAGTTTACAGCTTCAGGCACATTGACAATTTCATAACAAATGTTATAGTAAGTTCATAAAGACATATGAACTTAACTAATTATTTTTGGTATTTTCAATCAGCAATTCCAGAACGTATCTGTGATGATATTGTTCGTTATGGAAAACAACTACAAGATCAAATGGCAGTGACTGGTGGTTTTAGTAGAGAACAAGGAAATAACCCATTAAATGCACAACAAGTTAAAGATTTAAAAAAGAAAAGAAATTCAGATATTGTTTGGATGAATGATAGATGGATATATAAAGAAATACACCCATACGTTCACCAAGCAAATGCAAATGCAGGTTGGAATTTTCAATGGGATTTCTCAGAATCCTGTCAATTTACAAAATATAATAAAGGTCAATTTTATGATTGGCATTGTGATGGTTGGGATAAACCATACGTTAAAGAATATGCAAATGATCCATCACATGGAAAGATTAGAAAGTTGTCAGTGACTGTTAGTTTATCAGATCCTAAAGATTATAAAGGCGGGGAATTAGAATTTGATTTTAGAAATTTAGATCCAGATAAAAAACCTAATATCAGAAAGTGCACAGAGATATTACCAAAAGGGTCTTTAGTTGTATTTCCTGGTTTTGTTTGGCATAGAGTATGTCCAGTTAAAAAAGGTTCAAGATATAGTTTAGTTATTTGGAATTTAGGATGGCCATATAAATGAAAAAGAAACAAAGAAAAGTTAGAAAAAAAAGAACCAAAGAAGAAATAGATAAAATATCATGCGGCAGTGCAAGATCGTTTCCTCAACAATTAGTAAGAGAAGATTTATTTCGATGTCCTATTTGGTTTGCGGATGCTCCTGAATTTGTGGGGGATTTAAATAAAGCATCTGATTATTATATAGAAACATCAAAGAAAAATTTAAAAAAAGACATAGATAAAAGGAATAAAGAGTTTGGAGATAAAGGAGATATGGGCCATGTATTTCATTCAACCACTTTAATTGGTGACCCTAATTTTTTAGAACTACAAAACTATATAGGTGCAACAGCCAATAATTTATTAATTGAAATGGGTTTTGATTTAACTAATTATTCACTCTTTACTACAGAATTATGGGTTCAAGAATTTGCTAAAAAAGGTGGAGGACATCACACTTTACATACTCATTGGAACGGACACATATCAGGTTTTTATTTTTTAAAGTGTAGCGACGCTACATCAAGGCCTATATTTGAAGACCCAAGAGCTGGTAATATAATGAATCTTTTACCTGAAAAAGATAAAACAAAAGTAACTTATGCAAGTTCTCAAATTAATTATCAAGTAAAACCAGGAAGAATGATGTTTTTTCCATCTTATATGCCTCATATGTATGCAGTGGATATGGGGTATGAACCATTTAGGTTTATACATTTTAACTGTCAAGCTATACCGAAAGGAGTATTAAATGTCGTTTAAAAAAAATAAATACAGCGTTTTAAAAGGAGCTATTAATAGAGAAATGGCTGATTTTTGTTTTGCTTATTTCTTAAATAAAAGAAAGGTAGCTAGATTTTTATTTGATCAAAAATATTTATCACCATTTACTGAGTACTGGGGAGTATGGAATGATTCACAAGTTCCTAATACTTATTCTCATTATTCAGATTTAGTTATGGAAACTTTATTACAAAAAGTAAAACCTGTAATGGAAAAACACACTAAATTAAAATTAAGTGAAACCTACTCTTATGCAAGAATTTATAAAAAAGGAGATGTTCTAGCTCGTCACAAAGATAGATACTCTTGTGAAATATCTACTACATTAAATCTAGGTGGGGACCCATGGCCCATTTATCTTGATCCAACTGGTAAAGAAAGACAAGCTGGTATCAAAGTAGATTTAAAACCAGGTGATATGTTAATATATTCTGGTTGTGATTTAGAGCATTGGCGAGAAGAATTTACTGGTAAAGATTGTGGACAAGTATTTTTACATTACAATAAAGCTGGATCTAAAAATGCTAAAGAAAATGCATTTGATAAAAGACCTTTTATAGGTTTACCAGCATGGTATAAAGGCTTTACATTACCCAAGAAATAGTCTATACACTAGGCTTGCAGAGGGAGGATCCACCACAGAATCCCTCTGCTTTAATCTATTGAAATTCCCATTAATCTGCTATAACACCTAATAAACAGGTTTTTATATGCTACAAAAATTAGGTTTTATCCCCGGATTTAACAAACAAGTCACCGAAACTGGAGCTGAAGGGCAATGGTTTGATGGAGACAATGTAAGATTTAGATATGGTACACCGGAAAAAATAGGTGGATGGCAACAAAATGGTGCATCTAAACTCACAGGTGCATGCAGAGCTATTCATCATTGGGATGATAACGCAGGTATTAAATATGCAGCTATTGGAACTAATAGAATTCTATATGTATATTCAGGGGGAACTTATTATGACATTCACCCTATCAGAACTACTTTAACAGGAGCTGATTTCACTAGTAGTAATGGTTCAAAAGTTGTCACAGTTACATGTACCGGGGCTCATGGATTAGTGGCAAATGATATAGTTATGTTTGACAGTGTAAGTAGTATACCTGGAACATCAGCCTATAGTAATGCCACGTTTGAAGATGAAAAATTTATGGTAACTTCTGTTACTACTACAACAACTTTTACAATTACAATGGCCACGACTGAAGGTAGTAGTCCTATGACGAACGCAGGAAGTGCTTCGATTCTTTGTTATTATAATGTCGGACCGGCATTACAATTAGGTGGTTATGGATGGGGAACAGCGCTATGGGGTGGTATAGCTTTAGGTGCTTCAACTAATACACTTGCAGCTGGCCTTACAAACAATCCTTCCGATACAACTATTGTTTTAAACAACTCAATAGCTTTTCCTGCTTCAGGAGAAATAAGAATTGGAACAGAAGATATTAGTTATACTTCTAATAATACTACTACAAATACTTTAAGCGGGGGATCGAGAGCTGTTAATGGAACAACGATTGCTACTCACAGTACGAGTGATACCGTGACCAATATATCTGGGTATGTTGCATGGGGTGACCCATCTTCTGCTGACTATACCATTGCTCCAGGGATGTGGATATTAGATAACTATGGAACAAAATTAATTGCGCTTATTTATAATGGTAAATGCTTTGAATGGGATGCAGCTGCAAGTGGTGCAACAAATAACAGAGCCACTGTATTAGCAAATGCACCGACAGCATCACGTCATGTATTGGTCTCTACACCCGATAGACACTTAGTATTTTTTGGAACAGAAACTACAATTGGAACCACAACATCTCAAGATGACATGTTTATAAGGTTCTCTTCTCAAGAAAGTATTGATGAATCTGATTCTTATACCGTTAAAGCAAATAATACCGCAGGTACACAAAGACTTGCAGATGGTTCTAAGATTATGGGAGCTATCAAAGGTAGGGATGCTATTTATGTATGGACAGATACTGCATTATTCCTTATGAAATTCGTTGGTCAACCTTTTACCTTTTCATTTGAACAAGTAGGTACAAACTGTGGTTTGTTTGGAAAGAATGCTTGTATAGAGGTTGATGGTACAGCTTACTGGATGTCAGAGAACGGATTTTTTCAATATGATGGTCAGTTAAAATCATTACCATGTTTAGTAGAAGATGCTGTATTTGATGACCTTAATTCAACTGCAAGAGATTTAGTTAACGCTGGTTTAAATAATTTATTTGGTGAAATAAGTTGGTTTTATTGCACATCTGCATCCGATGTTGTGAATAGAGTTGTTACATATAACTATTTAGATTCTACTATTAAACGTCCTATTTGGACAACAGGTACTTTAGCAAGAACAGCGTGGAAAGATTCAGCTGTATTTGCTAAACCTCATGCAACTTATTATAATGAAAGCGATGATGCATCTTTCGATGTTACTGGTAATACAGATGGAAGTACTATATACTATACACATGAGATAGGGACAGATCAAATTGTAGCTGGTGGGGTGGTTACAGCTGTCATCGGGAGCATTACCTCAGGTGATTTTGATATTACTCAAAAAACAGCACGAGGGGGAGGACAAGTAGTAGGTATGCCAGATCTTAGAGGAGATGGAGAATATATTATGAGAATAAGTAGATTTTTACCAGACTTTATTTCTCAAACAGGAAATACACAAGTTAGTTTTATAACTAAAAATTATCCAAATAGTTCTGGAACCACAACAAATTTTTCAACAAGTACTTCTACTACTAAAGTTGATACAAGATTAAGAGCAAGGTCCATTGCACTGAAAATTGCAAATACTACTACATCAGAAGATTGGAAACTTGGTACATTTAGATTAGACATACACCCAGGAGGAAGAAGATAATGGTTTGGTACACAGGAGTTGATAAGGATATTTATCAGTCAGGGATTCACTATAGACCCCAACAAAAATATTTAACAACAGATTATATATGGCCTACCGCAGACGCAACAAGTGGTATTCCGGCGGCAGCTAATTATGTTAATACCACTGGAGGAGGTGGCGATGGCGGACCTCAATTTACTTATACGAATGAGGGAGCGCCAGGATTTGGTGATCAACCAGGATCTGATTATTATCGTAAATATACAGATGTTGGTAACTACACAATAGGTAATCCAGACACGATGTTAGGCAAAGACCCATGGGCAGATGGAGCACCTTATGGATATGTAAAAGCATCTTCACTAGCGCCGGCCGATGCGAACATAGCTGAAATCATATCTATTGATAACCGTCCCGCAAAACAATTTAGTGCAGGACATGTTTATCCAGATTCTCCTGTTCGTTTAGGAGGAGATTATTTACCTCCGGGAACCGCAGAATTTAATAGACAATTATTTGAAACAGGACCTTACGCTGACCCATACGCAAGAACACCTAAAGATACGGGTTTAAGAGTTGATTCAGAGTTGGTAGAAAAATTAAGAGAAAACAATCCTGAGTTAAAAGATTATAGTGATGCACAAGTAATGGATCAGTACAGTAAATTTTTTCAAAACGTACTACCAGAGGACCAAGAAGAGGATGGTTGGTCGTGGAAATCTTTAATACCTTTTACTGAAGGAAGCATGTCGGGAAACTTAATACGAGCTTTATTACCAAAACCTGATTCAAGGTTTGTAGATACTAGAAGATACTATGGGGGACACGAAAATTTAGATAGTGTTGGGAGAATAAAATCTGGATTAATGGCAGGCTATAGTCCAGTGTCTGGTAATGCATTATTTGGTAATCAAAGATACGGTTTACAAAGAGCGTATCAAAAAAGATTAGATATGATAAGAAAAACACTAGCAAGAGACAAGATTAAAGGGAGACAAAGAGAGGAGCTAGAGGAAAGACAAAGACGTTTACAAGAAGAAAAAGCCGCAGAGCTTAGAATGCTCCAAGAATCACAACGTAAAAAAGATTTTAAAACAATTGAAAAAGCTTACGAGAAGCAGACAGGACAGGACTCAGGTTATTCTGGAGGAGAAAAAACTAGGCGTGTAGGCGGACAAAAAATAACAACTTATCATGACCCATTTGATCCAGGTGGTGGAGAAAAAGATGGTGGTTTTATTGACGGCTCTAACCGAAGACCTTTCTTTTATGGAGGACTAGCAAGTATATTATAATGGCAAAAATTGTACAATCATTAACCAGAGCTGAAGAAGAATACAGTAGACAAAATTTACAGTCATTGATCAGGGACCTTGACGGTGTAATAACAAAATTAAACTCTTCGTTTCAGGATGAAGTTAAACAGGAGATAGAAGCTAAAAGTTTCTTTTTGGATTCATAATGGCAGTAGTAAACGAATATAAGTTTTATGGGAAAAGCACGACGTCTGCAGACTCAAATGTAGCTTTATTGTCACCCGGTGAGAATGAAACAGTTATTGTAAAATCAATAAGGGTTACTAATAAATCAGGGTCTAATACTCCTACAATTAGTATAACTGATAATGCTTTTTTTGTAACACACACTCAACAATTAACAGCTAATACGAGTGTTGAATTAATTAGTCTACCACTTATAGTAGAGGGGGGAACGGTTTTAAAATACAGTACAGTAGGAACAGTAAGTGATGGAGTAGATATTGCCATCAGTTATCTTAATATTAAAAAGGAGAGAACAGACTAATGGAAATTAAAAATGCAGAAGTAGAGATAACTTATAGACACAAGGAAAATGGCGAGGTTTTTAAGGATAGAAAAGACTGGGAAGCCAAGGGATATAAGAACGAGGACATGGCTCAGGACGTAGTAGTTAAGATGCCAGCCCTTGATTTGTTAAGTAAAACAAAGTAAAACGTAGGATTAAGGTAAAAATATGGCAATTTCAAGAATGCAAGAACCCAGACAATTAATGAATAATGGCGGAATTCTAACATTGGAAGACGCTAAAAAAATGGCTCCTCCAGGAGAGTCTTTAGCATATATTAATAAAGACGAAGCTAAACTATTAAAATCTTTAGGTGGTGCTGGCGAAGACATTAATGGAACTGGTATTAAATCTTACTTTATAAAAAAAGCTTTTAAAAAAGCTAAACGTGCTGTTAAAAAAATTGTTAAAAGTCCTATAGGTAAGATGGCTTTACTAGGTGGTCTAGGATGGGCTGCGAATGCAGGTCATCTAGGTGGACTAGGCACAGGCTGGTGGGGTAAATTTGGAAAAACTGGTATAGGAAGCCTTCTTAAAAAAGGTGC